AATATTATTCGGCCCCGCGTCAGCATTCATTTCCTCCTCTATAAATAGTAATGTTGCGATAGTGGTTCAAAGTGGTCCAAAATCCTTCTTCTGAACCACCAAATAAGCCTGTTGGACCATGTACCACCCTTATATAAGGAAGGTTAGGGGGTAATACGACAAAATAGCTGACGTCATCATGACATCATTCAATCTCCGTTCAAAGTCGTTTTTCCTAACATACCCTCAGTGTCCAGTTATAAAAGAGTTCGCTTTGGATTTTTTCAAATCCAAATTCTCAGACAGGCTAGAGTATATCAGAATAGGCAAAGAACGACATTTAGATGGCGAGCCACACCTACACGCCTTGCTCATCTTCTTCAGGCGCCAGACGATTCGTAATTCAAAACACTTTGACATCACCGTATCGTCTAATTCCTATCACCCCAACATCACCAAACCCAGAGACGTTGAAGACGTCTACAACTACGTCGGAAAGGATGGAGATACAACAGAATCCGGCACAAAACCCAACAGAACTGGATCAGGACACCGAAATCGAGAGGCTGATTTCGGAGAATACTTACGTTCCGCCACCAGCAAACACGAGTTCCTTGAACTCGTTAGAAACAATTATCCCTACCAGTACGCCATCCATCTACAACGACTTGAATATGCTGCTGATAAAACATGGCCTCCAACCCCTTCCGTCCATGCCAGCCAATTCAACACTTTCAATCACATGCCACCAGAAGTTGATCATTGGATCAAGACAGAACTCTACATGGTACGTAAAGATACAGCCAGAGAACACAGATGCCTAGCAAATTGTCGCTTCTTGGAAATAGAATCAGAGACCGTTCATCAAATCATTGATGACAAAATAGATGATGCTATTGCAACATTCGTTGAAAACCAGTATCGGTCTGACAATGAACTTGACGTTGCAGGTGGAGAAGGACCGCAGGAGGAGCATTGTGATTGAAGGACCATCAAGAACAGGGAAAACAATGTGGGCCAGATCGTTAGGCCCACATAATTATTGGTGTGAAAATGTAGATTTCTCGGAGTATAATAATGATGCAATGTATAATGTCATAGACGACATTCCATTCCAGTATTTACCATGTAAAAAAGCTTTATTGGGATCACAACGCAATTTCATAAGCAACGAGAAATACAGGAAGAAAAAGACTATCAAAGGTGGAATACCGTCAATTATTCTCTGCAATCCAGACCAATCTTATTACGAAGCAATCAACAACTGGCACGTGTCTTTCAGACCGTGGGCAGAACAAAACATAGTTTTTGTTACCATATCAGAACCCCTGTTCTGAGCTTCCGGGCTCAGCCTCGCCAACGGTCTCAGCCTCCGGCTTCGACCTACCTCGGGTTTTAATAAAGTAAATCAGGGGGGTACATTATTTAGATGGGTTTTTGAGTTTTAGGTTTTTTTGTTTTTTTTTTTTATTTGTATGTATTCCAGCACCACTTTATAATATCAAACTTGTATATTACATTACATTATATTACAACGACTGTCTGGTCTGTGAAGTCCAGAACCGAGTTCTAGATCCAGACGTCTTTTGTGTTTTACATAATCATCTTCATAAATATAGTTCTTCAACTTGTCAACATCTGTCATTCCAGCATCAGCACCGTACACACGTCGTCGTTTTGGGAACGTGATCTCGATCTCGTTTGGGTCACGTTCCCTTCTCCGTTTCCGCAACAATTCTGTCAGCGGATGCACTTCACCATTAACCATTTCTTCATCTTCGGACATAATGGGAACGTCATGTTCCCCCTCAATTACAATATCACCATCCACATAAGAAGTTGATATGTCACAACGCCATATTAAACAGCGAGGTCGATTAAAAAACACTTCCATTAAAGAAATTTATAATGCCGTTACAATACAACCTAAAGGTATGACCAGTGCTAGAAGCACAAGCAAGATACAGCCTATTCCGTTCAACATCATTACGCCCGCCACCAGTTACATCATTTTTGAATGAAACTACAAGTCTACGCCTTTGGAATATAGAGAACGGAGCACGGCTATGTGGAAGCGACTCTTGTGGTTTCCGATTAACTCCAACCACCAACTTCTTAGATCCAAGGATCCTGAATCTCTTACGGTTCTGCTTGTTCCTCGTCAACGTTTCAACCATTGAGCCACTGGCATCACTGCCAGTAAATATATCACCATATGAAGGATCGCTCCCCTGAGGAAAGCGGTCCAATATTATCCAGAAGTAAACGTCATGCAAACCATCCGTAACCGTATCCGTCGGAATCACAACACCTTTAAGATACATACTACTCACAGTCAATACCGGACCAGTCCTATCTTCGGCACCATTGCCGAGAGCAATAGGAGTTAAAAAGAACAGAGTAGGCTGGGCAGCAAAACTGTTTCCATGGAATGAAAACTGACAGGGTCGACTACGAGGTCGAGCACGCCGCGCCACGCGCGAACGCTTCGAAAGAACCCTCCTTCGCGGGTACCGGCGACTTCTCCGAACTCTCCTCCGAGCTCTCAATACCATCTTTGCAAGCCTTTAATTCCAAACAACCGTAAGCCCACTCCTCGCACTTCGAATGAAAAGAACAATTCCGTCTAGATACTCGCCTAAGAAGTCGGCGAACAGCTGGGCACTGGGCAGATGATATACCTGGTAAAACCAATAAATCGCCTTTTACAACGCTAGATAAATATCTTTCACACATAAACCATAATGCAGCAGGCAAAGATAAATCCAACAAAGTTGGGTTATAATCATCTAATTCGTTAAAAACCGAATTAGATACTCTATCACTATTATGATGCTTGAGCAAACCACCACCAGAACTCTGACTAGAACCACGGGAACTATCACAGCAAGAAGAATAAGAAGATGTTTCAGAATACGATTCATCATACGGATCGAATCGTATTTTCGGAATAGTGACTGAGTCATCTATTCCCGAATTCTGCGCTATTTGAGCGTTTGATAGAGTTTGAGACATTTTCAGATATACGAGCAACAGGTTCTTTTCTTATGCGAGGAGAAAGAACGAACACTAACCAATATATAATAAAGAACAAACCAATTGTCAGCAATATATCTCTAAGGATAGAGACCACGGTACAAAATTCCATTCTGGCTAATAAAGTAAAATCATTTATATACACAGCCGCAAAGCAAAAGTAAAGAATATATACGAAACTTAGCGTACACGCTAAGAAAGAAGCACACCAATAATAAGCCGACACGTGGATTCGAACCAATGGGCCAACACGCGGGGCCGGT